GTGTCTCGGGCAGACCATTCATCCCAAACATCGCACGGCAATCCTTCGTGCTGGAGTGCCATACCGACCGAAAGCCATTCATCGTATGAGAGCGTGGCGGGGTCAATGTGACTGAGTATGCTTTTCTTATCGTTCATGCGACTGCAAACTCCCCTTGTTTTGGAGTTGGCGTGTTAGGCGCGTAGGTTTCCGGAACTATTCCTCGAGGTGTTGACCAGCCGTTCGCAGCAATGCGGTCTATTAGGCGGCGGGCATCGTCAAACGGCCACGTCCCCACGTGTTGAAAGCCTTTGTTCTCGAGAAAGCGAATCTGTTTTGGAGTGGTGAGTCCAGACTCGCGGCGCGTGTTCAGTTTGTTGAGTACAATGTCCGCCTTCCCCGCGCACTCAATTTCGTCAGGGAAAATGCCGAGTTTCTCAAGAGTGGTTTTCTGCTTGTCTGATACTGGTTCAGATTCCCACCCGAATGTGGGAATGTATGATGAAAGGTCTTCGGCTTGAATAGACATTTCGAACTGGAGCGGGTCAACCAGTTTTCGCTTGCGATGTTTCATTTCGGCCAGCCGATCAGCAAGCGCCTCCTCCCGCTCACGGACGCAGTCGCCGGCCGCGTGTTCTTCGGCGGCTTCCAGGTCGACTGGAGCAGCCGCGTCGTTGATCTGGTCGGTCATTTTCTGCGCGACCTTTTCGTCACGTGCAATCAGGCACGCGGGACGGCACAAGTCCAGCCGTTGCGTGTTCCACAGGAAATCGAGCAAAAGGAGATGGTCTTTGCCGGGGAGTATGCGAGTGCCGCGCCCGACCATCTGGGCAAACAGGCTACGGATCTTCGTCGGGCGCAACGGCACAATACAGTCAACCGATGGGCAGTCCCACCCCTCCGTCAGAAGCATCAAATTGCAGAGCACATCGAACGCACCCGAATCGAACGCTGAGAGTATTTCGGCCCGGTCGGGACTTTCGCCATTCACCTCGACCGCGTGGAACCCGCGCGATTTGAGCAGCAAGCAGAACTTCTGCGATGTTGCTATCAACGGGAGAAACACGACGGTCTTGCGGCCGTTGCAGTGCTCCCACATCTCCGCGGCAATCTGGTCTAGGTACGGGTCTAGTGCCGTGCCGAGTCCAGCCGCCTGGAAATCGCCGCCCTGTTGAGCAACTGACCGAATGTCGATTTGGAGCGGGATCGTCAGCGCCTTGATTTTGCACAGGTACCCGTCCTTGATAGCGCGTGGCAACGGGTATTCGTATGCGAGTGAATCAAACACCTCACCTAGGTTTTTCAGATCGCCACGGTCGGGCGTGGCGGTGACGCCCAACACGTTGGCTTCTGAGAAATGGGCCAAAACGCGCCTGTAGCTGTCGGCTAACACGTGGTGGGCTTCATCAACGATGATCACGTCGAAATAGTCCTGTGGGAACTGGGCCAGCCGTGATTCGCGCATGAGCGTTTGAACAGAGCCCACCACAACGCGGAACCACTCGTTCAGGCAGGAGTTTTCGGCCTTCTCAACGGCGCAACCTAGCCCTGTTGTTTTCGACAGCTTATCGGCGGCTTGGTCGAGCAACTCCCCTCGATGAGCGAGTATCAGTACGCGTTTCCCCGCACGCACAAGGTCTTCAATCAGCAGGCAGAATACAATGGTTTTGCCTGTGCCGGTAGGGAGAACGAGTAGCGTTTTCTTGCGGCCCTGATCCCACTCCCCCTGAATTGCATTTCGCGCCGCGAGTTGATATGGCCGCTCAGTCATCACTCGCTGCCTCGCGTGCGAATTCGGCCAAAAAATCGCCAACGCTTTGAAAGTGTCGCACGGTGTTCATATAGTGAAAAATGTTGCGGCGCGGGCCAACGATTGCGAGCCGTTTCCGGCGCGCCATGGCTATCCCGAACTCCGTGTCTTTGCCGCCCGATACGGCCGCATCGCCGGGCTTGTCTGTGAACAACACGAGCATGTCCGCGTTGAAAATGTCCGCGATATCGTCGTTGGCCCATTCGTCTCGTTCAGACGGTGACGCGCTATTGTTGATGGCCTCGTGTTTGCCAAGCAGCCATTCCGACGTGACTTCGTGGCCGAACCGTCGCAGAGCCTCGGCATATTCGCTCAACTCGTGCCTGCGTTCGTACCGGCCGGCTAGGTACATTTTCACCATTTCATTGTCCCCTCTATGAGTTTGTAGATTGATTGGATGTCTTCTCGCAATGCACCTGTGAGTGCGCGCGGATGATTGGGAATGCGTGCTTCGCGCTTGATCTGTTCGAGCCATTTCGCGGGGTCCAGGACGATCTGGTTTGGCCTCAGCCAGAAAGGCGGAACTGGCAAACCCTGCGCAGACACGCCCTGGACCCACGCGAAAAGATCCATCAGAACGGTATCTCTGGCTCACCGGTCGGCGCGGCCTGAGGCGTTCCGGAATCAGGCGGATCAAGGAACCGTCTGATTTCGTTGTATTTTTTGTCCTTATACTCACGCTGGCCCAGCTGGCACATGCCCGTCAATCCAACTACGCGGTTCCACGCGAGTACGAGCGGTTCGCCGTGTTTGCGCAGGCTCACGGATGTGAAGAACTGGCAGAGCAAGCCTTCAGTTTTCCGGTTCAAATACAGGTTGTGTTTGAGTTCTGTTGTGCCGAACTCACCGCTATTGATCTCACACGTGATGATTGCTTTCGGACACGCACACATTTTGTCAGAGCCGTCGAACCTGCCCCGCTCGAATTTGACAATGATGAACGGATAATCACCATCAGGAAGAAGCGCGAACGACCCTCCCTCGTTTGGATCTTCGATGCGCTCGACATCCCAACCAAGCGCAGCGCCTTTTTCATCATTAGTAACAGACATTTCACTTGACTCCTTTCGCTTTGATCATTTGCATGACGTTGCCCCAGTATGGCAGCAGCCACCCTTCGATGAATTTCGGATCGATGTTTTCAAGCGGAGTATTCAGAGGGTACCTGTTCCGCTCCGTGAGCACCCAGTTGACGTCATCCCACGTCACGCCCGCGTCGCTCATCATGCGTTGCAACGACCGGTGCTTGTCTGTCATCGTGCCGTTAGTCTGGGCTGCGGAAACAGGGGCAGGCGCGGGCATGGGGGCTTGTACAGATACCGGCGTTGGGTCTGACACGCGCGTTACGCGCCCAACCTGCTGAACAGCGCCCATCTCGGCCGAGCAAATCGGCGCGAAACAGTGCGAGACCTTGGCGTAGTCAAGGTCCATTTCGGCCTGTAGGCCGTATCGGTTCTTCGCATCCCATGATGCCGTATGCTCTGCGTACATCACGCGACGTGTGCCACCAGCGCCTTTTGCGTGTACGATTTTCCCGTTTTTGTCGGTGTCAATCGTGACGATGGTCTTGTAGTTGATGAAGAGCATCAGACTCGCCCATTGTTTGAGCAGAGGGCTGACCTTCTTTTCGAGCGACAATTCGTAGCGATCGAACTGGCCTTCCTCTTCTGGCAACTCAAATTTCCGCGTAGTCGAATGCGCGAGGAACACGACGTGCATTCGGCCAGCGTCGATGAAGTCCGCTTCGAGCTGCGTGAGTAGAGCACTCCACAGCCCCGCGAGTTGGTTGTAGCTCGCTCCGTAGTCCTTGTTGCCACCCAGCCCGCTGTAACCGTTCTGCGCGCAAACCTGGAGGATAGTGAGCCGCTCGGCCCAGTCAGCCGTGTCGATTACCAGCGTCTTGTACCCCTGCTGGTCGCGAACCAGGTCCGCAACGATTTGCAGTAGGTGCGCCCAGGACGTTGGGCGCGGCGTCCGGGCTATATCAATCTGGCCCGTGCCGCCTTCAATGTCGATGAACAGCGGGTTGGGCAGCTTCGATGCCAGTGTCGATTTCCCGACGCCCTCGGGGCCGTAGAAAAGTCCCTTGACGGGCGTGATGTGTTTTCCTTTCGTGATTTCCATGACTAGAATTCTCCCAGCGGAGCACCGCGGTCTTGCGCTATCGCATTGACGCCCGTTGTGACATCGGCATACGACATGCCAACAGGAAGCCCGTCCTCGATGACGATGGCGCATTCGTCACCCGTGCTCACGCGAGTGGCAATGACCTGCAACCCCTCGCCCTGGAGCCACGCGTCGAACTCAGACAATGTATCCAGGTCCATCTGTTCAAGGCGGTCCATCAGGACGAACCGGCAATCCGGGTTCAGGCTTCGCACAATAGCAACAGCAACCCGAAGCCGTTCTGCACCGCTCATGCAGTCCCATCTTTGGCCGTTGAATACGAGTTCCGATTCGATCACCGAGAGCCCTGGTAGGGGGATATTGGACCCGTCGAGCAATGCGAGCCGAGCCATGCGCACCGATTCGATCTCTACCGTTTTGGCCTCGTACTGGGCGCGGTATTGCGCTGCTTCATCGATTGCAGCGGCTTTTTGTGCGTTGGCGGCCACCTGGGTGTTGATGGATTCGATGTTTGCCAGGCTCGCCTCGAGTTGCGCTGTCGATTCGTCGTTGAGATCTTTGATGGACTGACCGGCGATCAGGTAATCAGACTCGATGGCCTTTAGTTTTTGATTCGCTTCTGCGAGTTGCTCACTTAGCGTGGCAACTCGTGTTTGCGCCGACGTGAGCTTGCTCGACAATTGGTCGAACTCGGTTCGTTTCCGTTGATTCTGCCCGTTCTTGGCCAGGATCGCCTGCTGTTGTTGGATCAACTCTGACACCGATACCGGCTCATCCGGCGCATCGGCATACTCGGGCAACTCCTCGGCATATTTGGTTTTCGAGTCCGCGATCTGACCAACGGTGTGGCGTTCCGAATACAGCCGTTTCTCATCCGCGTCAAGCGCGGCTAGTTGGTCGCCGATACCGAGCGTCTGTAACAGGATCTGCGCCTTCTCTTTGTTGGACGCGTTCAGGAATTTGGGGAGGTCCAGTGCGAACTGCGAAACAAACGCATCGAGCAACTGCTGACCGGCACGGGCACCGCTCGGGTCGATAACGGACAGCGTGCCGTTTTTCCCTTTGCGTTCGACCCTCAGCCCGTTGGACAGTACGAGCGAAATTTCCGGGTTGGCCATCGAGCCTTCACGTTTCGCGTTCGACGGTTCCCGCTTCCCACCGCCGAGCGCCCAGGCTATCGCATCCAGTACGCTCGTTTTACCCTGACCATTTTTGCCGCCGATCACGGTCAGACCGGCTGGCGACGGGACTAGGTGGATAGCCTTGACCCGTTTCACGTTCTCCACCTGGAGCGACGCGATCCTAACTCCTCCGTTTGATTGATTCATAACACCGCCTTTCATTACAGACCGCCGACACTATGTCTGGCGGTTGATTCACGCTAGACCTGCACAAATTCCGGCCGCCCCGTGCGAGAGCTGCACATCGTGCGCGATCCCTGGCCAACGTATTCGTTCGATGGCGTCAGCCCCAGCAACTGATTCAGGCTGACGATATTCCGGCGTGCCTGCGCACGGATACCGTCAGCGTTCGTGGGGACGACACCCTGCGACTCAGCATAGTCCAGGCACTTGATCGCATCCCTGCACGTGTCAATCGTGTCCAGGAACGCCGCTATCTCGAATGCTGTCAGTAGTGACACTGATAGATCCTCCTCTGTAAAGCGGCCCGTCGCGAGGCATCTGTGTCGCACGACGGGCCGCCTGTGCGAGTGCCGGGAACGGGCTGGAACCCAGCACTCTGTCCGGAAAATCGTACGACTACAGGTCGCACGATGTGTGGAGCATGGCGGCAGGGGAGAAAATCCTGCCGCCTGTATGCGCAGGTCAGGAGCTTGCCTGCACGGGTATGAGGACATCCGTTGGTATCGTTTTCTCCCGATGATTGTTCCCACCACTACATCCTTCTCTGTCCGCTAGATCATGTTCGAGCGGCTGGCTTCGGCCGCGTAAGGCGTATCAGCTCTGCGCCAACGATGCGCAACTGGGCGTTATTGGAGACCCTGATCCCCGTTAGGCAGCCGGATTTCAGCGCCGTCTGCACCCACCGGTGCGAGACGCCGAGCACGTCAGCCGCTGCTGGGATGCTGTAGAGTCTATTCGGGTCTAGGTTTCTCACGTCGGCTCCTTATCTCTGCTGGGATTATACGGCAAAACGATGCAAAAGTCAACAAAATCGTGAAAAATCGTGAAAAACCATACA